TTTCTTGCCCATTGAGGTATTTGTATATCGATGTGGTGACCCTTTTACCTTTTAATGAAATCTCATACAGAGCCTTTCGTTTTCCCATTCTTTTTCTAAAAACCTCTATCCACCCCTCCTGTCTTAATCGTTCAAATCGATGTTTTTCCCAGCTTATTAGGTTATCAAACTCATTAAATTTATCTTTTGAAAAGTAGTCCTCTGACTTTAGGAATAAGAGTATGTCTAGGTCGGACTGACTGAGATTGTGTTTTACTTTTATAAACTGACGAACAACCCGCCAGTATTTTAAGTAGTCTGATTTCATAAAATTAAATTTAGTAACTTTGTTGTAAAGATACTAATTATGACTGACGAAGAAAAAAAAGTTGCCGCCGCTAATAAGAAGAAGAAAGACACTTCTAACTTTAGGAATAGTACCTCCAAGGCTATAGCTAGACTTAAGTTAAGTAACCAGAAACTTACTGCTAATGCGATTGCTAGAAAAAAGAAAACCATAGTATCCAACACAAAAAGAAAAAAAGATCTAAAAAGAAAGTATGTATCAGACAAGTACACTAGAATAGTAGGGCTTCAGGGTCTTCAAGGACTTCAAGGACTGTCACCTAAAAATAAAAAATCATGAAAAAATTAAAACCGTATTTCACTCAAGCAAGCAAAAGTATGGGTGGCAAGCCAGAAAAGTTTGGGCTACCATCCAATAAGAAGATAGCAAATAGTGTTTACGCTAAGTGTGGTAAAAAATAATGGCAAAGAAAGGCAGAACTAAAGGAAATAAAATATGTCCATCAGGTATTGCTTGGGCAAAGAGGACATTTGACAAGTACCCATCTGCATATGCGAACATGGCTGCTAGTAAGTACTGTAAGGATCCTAACTACGCTAAAAAATCTAAAAAATAAAAATATGGCTTTTAAAATACATAACATGTACAGCAAGACAGGAATTAAAAAAGTTGCAAAGACTATGAAAGAACATCTTTCATTAAAGAAAAAAGGATACACCCATACTAAAAAGAAATAATTATGCCAACAGTAAAATATAGTTGCCCAGATACAGGCAAGACAATGAAAAAAAGTTTCCCATACAATGCAGTAGGGAAAGCTCAAGCACACACATTTGCAAAAACTATGGGTGGTTCTATGAAGAACAACCCTACTACAAAAATGACTGAAACAGGTTATTAATGGGGGAGCTTAAGAAGTGGAGAGACGAGAATTGGGTTCGTATAGGAACGGATGGCTCTATAAAAGGAGCTTGCGGTACTAGCAAAAATAAAAAAAATCCTGATCGTTGTTTGCCATTAGCTAAGGCTAGAAGTTTAAGTAAAAGAGAGAGGGCTAAGACTGCTAGAAAAAAGAAGGCTTCGGGCGGTAAGAAGCAGTTTGTTCCAAACACAGAAAAAGCTAAAGTAACTAAATAAATAAATATGAGTTTTAAAAAAGTAGCTGCAGGAATTGCAAAAAAAGGAGGGTATAGTAAAAAGGCAGCGTCTGCTATTTTAGCGTCTGCTTCTAGAAAAGCAAGCCCTAAAGCAAAAAGGAAAAACCCTAAGCTTAAAAAGGTAAAATAAAAGTAATGGCAACACCGAGGAAAGGGAAGGCTAAAGTGAAGGTAACTTCTACAGGTAAAAGGGTAAGCTACGGTCAGGCAGGCAAAGCTAAGGGTGGAGGTCCAAGGGTTAGACCAGGTACATCTAAGGGTGATAGCTATTGTGCCAGAAGTTTAGGAATAAAAAGAGGGTTAAGCAAGAAAAAACAAAGCGACCCTAACACGCCTAATAACCTGTCTAGGAAGAGATGGAAGTGTGTTGGAGCAAAGTCAAGGAAATAGATAATTAAAATATTAGTATATTTGTTAAATAATAAATAAACAATTGTGAAAAATGAAAAAACAAGGTTACAATTCTAGACTCGATGAGTCTTTAGCAGCAAAAAACGGAAAAAAGTCTCAGTCTATGAAATCTCGTAGGGATGAATCAAAGGCTATGTCTAAAAAAGAGTATGGTCATGCTTACGGTGGAGACCATTCTATGAAGTATGAAAAACATTTAGGATCAAATTCTATGAACTTTAGAAAGTAGGATGAAGTCAAGAGGCTTAGGGGATTCAATAGAAAAATTTACAAAAGCGACAGGAATAAAAAAAGCTGTTCAGGCTGTTTCTAAGGCTACAGGCAGCGACTGTGGCTGTGGAAAAAGACAGGATACATTAAATAGGGTTTTACCATATAAAAAATAAAAATGGCATATCAAAAATTACAAGCAAGCAGGGCATCGTTGGTTACTTTAAGTGACACGGTAGACATACCAAGTGTTTCAACTCAAAACGGAAGGGGCAACAATGGATGTGTGTTATATGTAGGCACGGGAGGTAACTTGCGTGTATTAACTGCAGGGGGTGATGACGTTGTATTTACAGGTTTCCCTGACGGAGGGTTTTTACCTGTAAACGTGCTTAGAGTTTTCTTAACAAATACCACGGCATCTAATATTGTTGCACTCTGGTAAAAAATATATTTTATGGGTCTTGCGATAGGTATTGGTAATGGAATATTATTCACTAGTAAAACAGGTAAAGGTGGAGACACAACTACATTTATCACGACCTGGCGAACGACATCTTCAAACGAAAGTATTACAATTCCAACAGGTGGAGGAGTCTACAATTACGACATCAGCACCTCAGATGGTCAAAATTTTACAAGTGTTGCAGGAAATCAAACAATAACTTTTGCTGCTGCAGGAGATTATGATGTGAGTATAAGCGGAACATTTACTCGGATTTTCTTTAATAATGGTGGGGATAAACTCAAACTAATAAAAGTTAAACAATGGGGAACTATTGCTTGGGGTTCTAGTCAAAACAAAGCATTTTATGGTGTTTCAAATTGCGATTGGACAGCTACAGATTTTCCTAATTGGTCAAATGTCACTCGAATGAGTGGTACGTTTAGAAGTTCATCTTTTAACGGCAATCTTACAAATTGGGATTTTTCAAATGTTACAAGAATTGATGTCGCTTTTTTTGGCTCTTCATCTTATACGGGTGTTGGATTGGGTTCGATTGATGTTGGAAGTGTAACAAATTTTAGTTTAGCAATAAGAGATACAAACGTTGACCAAAATTTATCATCGTGGGATATAACAAGCGCGACAAATTTCACAAGTTTTGCACAAAATACTACTTTTTCAACATCAAATTACGATGCCATTTTGATTGGTTGGGAGGCAACACTCCAAGCAGCATTTCCGAATGGTAGTGGATACACACCATCTATAAGCATAAACTTTGGTAATTCAGAATATACTGGAGGAGCAGCAGCAGAAGCTGCAAGAACATCATTAATTAATATTTTTAATTGGACAATAACAGACGGAGGGATTGCTTAAAAAAAAATTATGGCTGAATTAAAAAAACTAAAAAATACAATTGTTTGTTATCCCGTTCCTAAAACTTGGTTTATATGTTGGGATAGCAAAAGAACACAAATAAAGGCTTATGGCTCAATTCTGCCTACTCAATGTATGGAGACTCAGTTTGTTCAAATTGACTACTACGACAAGGAGTTAGATTGGTCTAAAGTTTTATTAAAAAAAGGAATAAATCCATTTGAATAATGACAGAAAAAGAACTTATTTCAGAAATACGTGAAGAACAGAAAGCAATGGCAGCAATTCAATATAGAATGGCTGCAGATTTTTCTACCTTTTTTAACAAACAAGAACTATTCAACCAGCGTATTTCTGACATTTTAGAGAATGATGAAAAGACTGATAAAAAAGGATTGGTTTACGAGGTTGGAGTAATATCTGAGAGAGTAGATAAAATAGAATTGACAGAAAAGATAACAGCAGCAAAGGTTGCAATTAGCGTTACTTTACTAACTTTTATTGGTGGTTTAGTTTGGAAAATAATAAACATTTTTGATTAAATGAGTAAGTATTTTAAAGAAATTGAAACAAATATGAATAATGAATTTTTATTTGTATTAGATGAAGCGCGAGAGTTTGCTGGAATTCCATTTTTTATTAACTCAGCATATAGAAGTCCAACGCATCCTGAGTCTATAAAAAACCCTACATCAAGCCATATTAAAGGGTTAGCAGTAGATATAAAAGCAACAGACAGTACTACTAGATTTAAAATAATTGAATCACTTTTAAGCGTTGGCTTTACAAGAATAGGGATTGCAGACACTTTTATTCACGTTGATTTAGATTTTGACAAAACACAAGATGTGATATGGACTTATTAAAAAAAAAGAAAGGCACTTTCTTTGGAAACCTTTTAAGAGGTGTTGTATCAACTGGTAAAAAAGTATCACCAGTATTTGACGCTATAACTGGCGGTAAAATATCTAATATTTTAGAAGCTATTGGAGGGAGTAAAGAGCTTAATGCAGTAGAGAAAGAAATGCTGATAAAAGAGCTAGAACAAGATGTAATAGAAATGCAAGAGGTAACGAAAAGATGGGAGTCAGACAATAAAGGCTCTTTTTTAGCCAGAAATATTAGACCTATGTCTTTAGCTTTTTTAACTCTTAGTCTATTTATCTATGTAATATTAGATAGCTCTTTAGAAGGGTTTAAAATAGATGATCAATGGATATCATTATTAGGCAATCTATTAATGTTAGCTTATGGAGGTTATTTTGGAGCGAGAACTTTAGAAAAGATTAGAAAAAAATAAAAATATGTCAATTTTTAATGATGCAGTTTTTTTATTACAGCCTACAAGCGTTAAAGCTAGTAAAATTTATTCTACTTTTCCGACAGACGGAAATGGTGATTTTACATTTACTCGTAATGCGATAAAAAATAGAATTGCAAAAAATGGATTAATAACTAAAGTACAAGCAAACGTACCTAGTTTATCATATAAGCCTATTAGCGGAGTTACTGACGGATGTCCACACATTGCAATAGAAAAGCAAAGTACAAATATTATACCTTATTCCGACGATTTTAGCCAATGGGCAACAATTGGTAATGCTGTTGTAACAAATAATTTTATTACTTCGCCTGACGGAACTAAAAACGCCGCTAAAATTGTTTTTGATGGCACAGCAAACGCAAGAATAGAAATTCAAGTAACATCAACCGGAGAAATAACGCAATCAATTTATTTAAGAACAGAAACCGGAACGCAAAACGTAAGTATTGGCGTAGCTTCATCCGATGTATCTATTGTAACAGTAACAACAGAATGGCAAAGGTTTACACATACTTCATCTAGTGGAACGTTTCCGAGAGTTTTGTGCAACGATGCCAATACTATTTATGTTTCAAAAGCACAAGCCGAAAATACATCTTTCGCCTCTTCATACATAAAAACTGAAGGCGCTACATCTTCTAGAATTTCAGACGGCCCATTTACGTCAGACTTTAGCAGTTCTGTAACATTTCCAGCAAATACATCAACGCTTGTATTATGGTTTTCTTATAATGGTAAAAATGGCGATTTTTTTAAATTGCTACGATTTGAAGATTCCGCCGGTGGTAATTCTTTACGATTAGAAGTTCCGACAGACAACACTATTAACATTTACGGCGATAATATAAGCGCATCAGGATTAATAACAAATGGTTTTACTTTAAATCCTGGAACTTTATGTAAAATTGCTATTTCTTATGATGCAACACAAACAAAAGTATTTATTAATGGTTCAAGCGTTACTATTAACGCGCCTACTGGCGTTTTAAATATAATAAATAAGATTTATAACAATACAATTAGTATGAATAATATTAACATTCATAGGGCCGCAGTTTTTAACACAGTTAAAACAAATAGCGAATTAACTACTTTAACATCTTAAAATATACTAATTAATATTTTTTGTATATTTACAGAAAATTAATAATATTTAAAATTATAATAAATGGCTACTACTGGAGTATTTAACGGAACTAATTTAATCTTAAAAATAGAAGGTACAGCCGTTGGACATACTACTAGCTGTTCTATGTCTATATCAATGGACACGCCTGAAGCAACTACAAAAGACTCCGCTGGTTTTTCTGAGTACATCGGAGGAGTTAAAGGGGGAGAAATTTCTTTCGAGGGATTAGTTGCCTACGACGATACGGCCAACGTGATAGAAATGAACGACTACTTGCTAGCTAGAACTCAATTAACTTGTATTTTTGGAACTACAGAGGCTGGAGATGCAATTTACACCGCTGAAGCTTTCTTATCTAGTGTTGAAATGTCAGCAGAAATGGAGAGTGCTGTAACTTATAGCGGATCGTTAACTATTACTGGAGCGATTGTAAAATCTACAAACTAATATTAATTAGTTATATCTTATAGGCCGCCGTCATTAAATGGCTGCGGCTTTTTTATTAATAAACAACTTTTTAAAAATGACAAACAAAAAAAGAGGTTACATAGATGTGAAAATCGGTAACAAAGTACGCACGCTACATTTTTCAATGAACTTTTGGTCTGAATTTACTGAGCAGTTAGGAATATCTTTAGAAGAAATTGGCGAAACCTTTCAAAACGGAATATCTATAAAAGGATTAAGGGCCTTAGTTTATTCAGCAGTATTAGCAAATGACCAGGAGCAAGGCAACGAGGTAGATTATAATATCTTTTCTGTTGGTACTTGGCTCGATGAGTTAGACGCTGAAAAAATTAATGTAATTGTTGAAACTATGCTTCAATCTAAAATTTTAGGTAATAGTTTAAATGGCGAAACTCCTACCAAGGGAAAGCGACAGCCGTCAAAGAAAAGGTAGATTTTGATACTTTAACCGATTATTATATCGGTTTAATCGGATTAAACCCTGTCGAATTTTGGCGGCAAACGTGGAGAGAAAATGCGCTATTAGCAGAATGCTATCATAAAAAAACCAATCTATCCTGGGAGCAAACGCGATATGTTGCGACAATGATACACAACGCAAAATGTGAAAAGAAATCACAAATGATAAAGCCGGAAGATTTATTTAATTTGCCTATAGATGAAGAGCGAAAAAAGAAAAGATTTGAGGCTAAATCTACAGAGCAAGAAATGAACGATTTTTTAAAGAAATACGAGGCAATGACTAAAAAAGAGGCGTTTAAATAAGGCGTCTTTTTTTTTGTATTTTTGTTATTATATTTAAAATATGATTGATCAAAATTTAAAGGTTAGAATTACCGGAGACGCTTCTAATTTAGTGAGCGCGTTAAAGCAAGCTAATACAAAAGTTTCAGCGTTTGGTACTGCAATGAAAAACGCCGGTAGAAATCTTTCTTTAGGTTTAACGCTTCCTTTAGCAGTTGCCGGAGGTGCTGCTATAAAATTTGCAAGTGACTTTCAAGAGTCAATGAATAAAGTTGACGTAGCGTTTGGAAATTCAAAACAACAAGTAAAAGATTTCGCTCAAACTACACTTCAGCAATTTGGAATCGCAGAAGGTAGCGCCTTGGATATGGCAGCATTATTTGGAGATATGGCTACGTCAATGGGTTTAACAAGACCAGCCGCCGCCAATATGAGTACATCTTTAGTAGGATTGGCTGGAGATTTAGCCTCTTTTAAAAATATAGGAATAGAGCAAGCTACAACAGCTTTAGCCGGCGTGTTTACTGGCGAGACGGAATCTCTTAAAAAATTAGGTATTGTAATGACTGAGGCAAACTTAAAACAGTTTGCAATGGAACAAGGCATCTCCTCAAATATAAAAACAATGTCTCAAGCTGAAAAGGTGGCTCTAAGATATAAATTTATTATAGCCAAAACAGCAAATGCGCAAGGAGATTTCGGAAGAACAAGCGATGGAGCAGCAAACCAAATGCGTATATTTCAAGAATCAATGAAAGAGTTATCGGCTAAATTTGGTCAAGTTATTTTGCCGATGTTTACTAAATTAGTAGCTTTTGCAAATGGTTTATTACAAAAGTTTAGCGAATTAAGTCCAGCGACAAAAAAAATAATAATAGTTATTGCTGGAATTGCTGCGGCTCTTGGGCCAGTTCTTTTTATTTTAGGAACTTTGGTAACTTTAGCGCCAGCCATAGGAACAGCGCTAACTGTTATGATGGGGCCTATTGGTTTAATAGTTGCCGGATTAACTGCAATTGCTGTTGTAATTTATAAAAATTGGGCCGGAATAAAGCAAGCTCTAGTCGATGTAGCTAATTATTTTATTGAATTGTATAACAGCTCTAGACCATTTCAATTAGCAGTAGATGCGTTAATAATGCACTTTAGAAACCTTTTAGCAGTTGGTAAATTTGTATTTTCTACACTTTTAACTATTATTAAATTGGCTGCTAGTAATATTTTTACTGTCTTTAAAGGTATTGGCGAAATTATAATGGGAATTTTTACGCTTGATCCTGAAAAAATAAAACAAGGTTTTACAAACGCCATTAGCGGAATTGGTACAAACATATCAAACGCTTTTGACGCAATTAAAACAGACGCTAGTAATTTAGGTACAAGCGTTGTAGATAATTTTAACGAAGCACTAAAACAAAAAACTATAGCGCCAATTGTAATACCAGTACAAATAACAACCGGCGGAACATCTGAGGACACAGCAACAACAGACGAAGAGGGAGGAATACCAACTAAAGCCGCAGCAGTTTCAGGAATGAGTGGAGTTGGTGCTGCTGGCATACAGACGCCAATTAGCGATATGATTGCCGCAGATACCGAAAGACTGCCAACAGTTATAGCCGAACAACAAGAGGTTTTAGGAAATGCAAGATTAGCAGCATTACAACAAGCTGCGGCCTTTAATGAAAGAGTAGGACAAATTATCACTAGCGGATTGCAAAACTTAGCTTCAGGAATTGGAGCAGCTTTAGGAAATGCAATCTCAACAGGAGGAAATTTAGTTAATGCTTTAGGTGGTTTATTACTTGGTACAATTGGAAGTATTGCTATTCAATTAGGTAAAGCCGCAATACAAATAGGTATTGCAATGAAGGCAATTAAATTGTCTTTTAAAAATCCTTTTACCGCAATTGCTGCTGGTATTGCTTTAATTGCAGTAGGAACAATGATTAAAAATACATCTTCAATTGTTAGCGGCGGCGGCGGCGGAGGCGGCGGCGGTGGTAGAATATCAGGAAACATCGGAGGAGGTTCTGTAAATTCAGGCGCTATAAGTGGGGGCGGTGGTGTTACGGCTTTTGCAAATGGT